GCCCACCCCCCATCTGGTCACGGTCGTCGCCGCCATGTGCGGATGGCTACCCGAACCCGAAGACCGCCACTTCCGGCCAGTCGTGGAGGCATAGTGGCGGTTGAGATGCTCGGAGTCCGCGACATCGACATCGGCCAGCTCACCCTCTTCCCCGGCAACGCCCGCCGCGGCCAGTTAGATGAGATCCGCAAATCGGTGCGCCGCCTCGGCCAATACAGGTCCGTTGTCGTCCGCGTCATCAACGAACCCCCATCGTTCGTCGTCCTCGCCGGGAACCACACCATCCAAGCCATGCAAGCCGAAGGACACCAGACCGCGCACTGCGGGCTGATCCGCTGCACCGACGACGAAGCCCGACGCGTCAACGTCGCCGACAACCGGCTCTCGGACATCGCGACAGACGACCCCGACGAACTCGCCGAACTCCTGTCCTATCTGGACGATGATTACGACGGCACAGGCTGGACCGCTGAAGACGTCGCGAAACTGATCGAGCCGCCGCACTTCACACCCACACCTGAAGAAGAGCAACTCCACGCCGACGAGAAACCGCCGATCATCTGCCCAGCGTGCGGCGTCGAGTTCATCCCGCAGTGAGCAGCAGGTCAAACCACCTAACGTGTACGCAACGCAAGGGACGGTGAACAAAACGTGCCACGCCGCCCCTCAGTAGAAACCCTCGAACGCGACGCCAAATGCGCCGACCTCTACTGCAAAGGCTTCTCCTACCGGCAGATCATGCCCCAAGTCGGCCTCCGCAGCACCAGATCAGTCGGCGAAGCCATCCGCCGCCACGCCAAAACAGCCGCCAGCGAAACCCTGCGCAGCCCCGAAGTCATGCAAATGATGCTCGACCGGCTCCAGGACTACCGCCGCCTCGCCTGGCGCGTCGCCTCCAGCCGCCACTACATCACCAGCCCATCCGGGAAAATCGTCACTGGCCCTGACGGCACCCCCCTCCCCGACCTGCTCCCGATACTCGCCGCCGTCGACCGGCTCGTGAAAATCGACGTCGAGGAATACAAACTCCGCGGCCTCTACGCCCCCGCACAGGCCCGCATCGAAGTCGTCACCCAAGACATGATCGAAGCCGAAATCCGGCGGCTCGAGGCCGAAGTTGCCCTCAACCCAGATCATTCAGGCACCCCTTGACCGTCTCCGCTACCTGCGGGAACTTCAGCAGCGCGCGGCGAGGATCAAAAAAGGCGTAGCCCTCTACTACGACGACCCGCTCGGGTTCGCCGCCGACTGCATCGACTGGCGCGGTGACGGTCTCACCCCCTACCAGCAAGACATCATCGGTGGCCTAGCCGAACGGAAACGCTGCGCTGTCCGCGGTCCCCACGGTCTCGGCAAGTCAGCGATCGCTGCGATCACGCTGCTGTGGTTTGCGCTCACCTCCGACGCCGCCGGAGTCGAATGGAAAGCGGTCACCACCGCCGGGGCGTGGCGGCAGCTCATCAACTACCTGTGGCCCGAGATCCACAAATGGGCCGGGCGGCTCCGCTGGGACAAAGTCCGCGACCGCACCTTCACCAAAGCTGAACTGCTGAACCTGAACATGCGGCTCGGTCACGGCGCCGCGTTCGCCGCCGCCTGCACTAACCCCGCCCTGATCGAAGGCGCGCACGCCGACCGGCTCCTGTTCATCTATGACGAGTCGAAAAGCATCCCCGCGGGCACGTTCGATGCTTGCGAAGGCGCGTTCTCCGGCCTCGGCGAGGCGTACGCCCTGGCCTTGTCGACACCCGGGCAGCCGCAAGGCCGGTTCTACGACATCCACGCCCACCGCCCCGGCTACGAAGACTGGCACGCCCGCCACGTCACCCTCGCCGAGGCGATCGACGCGGGCCGCATCTCACAGGACTGGGCCGAACAACGCGCCCGCCAATGGGGCGAACAGTCCGCCATCTACGTAAACCGTGTCCTCGGTGACTTCCACGCCGGCGATGAGGACTCCGTCGTGCCGCTGGCCTGGGCAGAGGCCGCTGTCGAACGCTGGCACGAATGGGACCACGCTGGACGGCCCGACCTGCCAGGCCCGCACATCATCGGTGTCGACGTCGCCCGCTCCGGTGAAGACCGCACCGTCCAGGCGATCCGCCGCGGCCCCGTCCTCGTCGAACTCCGCCGCTCCGCCAAAGAGGACACGATGCAGACCACCGGCCGGGTCAAAGGCGCCCTCGACGCCGACCCGGAGGCGACCGCACTGGTCGATGTGATCGGGATCGGTGCCGGTGTGCTGGACCGGCTGCGTGAGATGGGCGCGAAAGCGGAACCGTTCACCGCATCGGGTGGTACCCGCAAACGGGACGCCACCGGTGAGCTCGCGTTCACCAACATCCGTTCCGCCGCGTGGTGGGGTCTGCGGGAGCAGCTCGACCCGTCGGCGACTCCGGATGTGTGCCTGCCTGATGATGACATGCTGCTGGGTGATCTGTCGGCGCCTGGGTGGAAGGTTTTGTCGGGTGGGAAGATTCAGGTTGAGTCGAAGGATGACATCCGGAAGCGGCTGGGCCGGTCCACCGATGACGGTGATGCGGTGATCCAGGCGTATTGGATCGATGGTGTGTCGTGGCTGGATGCTTACGGTGTGACGCGGTGTGATGGGTGTGGCCGGCCGTTTATGGCGGGGAAGACGGCGTGCCCGCACTGTGGTCAGCCTGTTCCGGAGGCCGCTTAGGGCGACGAGGTAACGATCGGTGTCCCGGCGGGCTGCGGCGCCTGAACCTCCGGCGACTGTTCGCTGGGCGATACGGCGGGTTCGGTCGCCGACGGTGACGGGCCCGGCGCCGCGCTCGAGGTGACCACACCCGGGCTCGCAACCGATGACAGCGACGGCGTGGCCAGCGGCACCGACGGATCCACCGTCGGCAACACCGACGGCGCAGGTGCGGCAGGCGGCGTGTACGGCGTTGAACCGGTGAACGAGTCACCGCGCACATCCGCCCCTGTCGTCACCGCCGACAGGGGCCTCCCCGTCGCCTTCTCGACACCGTAGACGACCCCGAAAGCCGCCACAGCCACCACCGCGCAGCCTGCCGCGACCTCGGCGACCAGGCGGCCGTTCAGCTCCGGCCGCGGCAGACGTGCTTTGGCGGCGGCTGCGGCGCGCCCGTACAGTTCAGCTGCGGCACCGGAGACGACCGCGCCGACAGCGGTACCGATGAGGGTGCCACCCGTGCCGAACAGCCGGGAGCAGGCGAACGCGGATGTGACCGCAGCGGCGGCGGCTACACCGAGCCGTATGATCCGGCCGTGCTCCACCCCATCCGCCGCCACCCGTCATTGCTACCGCATGCTGGAGCCGCTCATGCCCGAAACGCAATTCCACGCAACTGCAGAACAAGAAGACTGGCAACAGTGGCTCACCTGCGCCATCGCCGCCGAGATCCGGCGGCACCGGATAGGGCACAAGATGAGCGCACAGAAACTAGCCGACCGCTGCGAGCAGCTAGGTTTCGCGGTTCCGCGTTCGGTGCTGACGAATCTTGAGAACGGCCACAGGGAAGCTCTCAGCATCGCCGAACTGCTCGTCATCGCAGCAGCGCTGGGTGTACCGCCTGCCAGGTTGCTCCCAGATGAACATGTCCCGTCATGGGATGGGACGACGGGGCGGCCGAGGCTCACCGCGCAGCAGAAGGAAGACGCCCGCAAACTCCTCGCCGAAGGCGGCTGCGAATACTGCTCCGGTATCCACGCCGCGCAGGGTGTGGCGTGCCCGCGGGTGAAGTCGTTTAGCCGTGACGGGACGATGGTTTCGGCGGTCCGGTACTGGCCGCACGGGAAATGGCCCACCGATAGCATCCTGTGGCCGGAAGACGTGGCAGAAGATGACGGCGATGAGGAGGAGGGGACCCTGTGAACTTGATCAACCCGGGTACGATCATTCCGCCTGGCGCGCATCTCCTCGGCAACGGCACCCCCGTCATCGACCGTGACCTGCTGCTCCGCGCCGTCCGCGAATGCGCGACGGTTGTCCGTCCCGGCGAGATGCTGATCATCCGTCTGCCGGTGACGATGCCCGATCCGGTGTTCGCCCAATACGCGCAGGGCGTTACCCAAACCTTGCAGCAAGCCGGGGTCCGCGCCATCGTCCTCCGCGCCGACCAGCTCGCCGTAGCCGAGACACCGAACGACCGGCCAGAACCAGACCAGGCCACCATCGAGCGGCCACCGTACGAGCCGGGGCCTGCTGCGTGACCCTGCCGCCCGGGTTCCCCCATGGGGTCGTCCGCATCATCACCGACCCGGAAGCCGAGGCGGAACAGCTCGCCTCCGACCGCCAGACCGTCAGCCAGGAGATGTGCGTGCAGCGCGGCGGCCACTGCTACGACCTGACCCGTGAGCATCCGGATTTGCTGCCGGGGCCGTGTAAGCATTGCGGGGTGCGACCGGTCCGTGGCCCCACCGTCTGAAACCGAGCAGGCGAAGCGGAGGGATGCGCTGTTCGACCTGCTGCAAGCGGAACTAGAGCGCTTGCGCCTTGAGGCTGCTATCGCGCGGGATGGGCTGCTGACGCGGGATGAACTGAGCGCAACTTGGGACGTCCATGACTTCACCGTCTGAGACTGAGCAGTTGGCGTCGTTGGCCGCGATGGCGGGGACGAACCCGGTGATGCCGGAACCAGGTGTGCAACGCGATGCGCTCCGCTTGCAGCTGGTGGGTGAGGCGATCGCTAACGGGGCGACGTGGGCGCAGGTAGGCAGGGCGATGGGGTATGGGGGTCCGAAGACGGCGAAGGCTGCGGCGAAGCGGCTTGAGCGGCGGGTGAAACGAGCGCTGCGGGAGTCCAG